ATTCCATTAAGCCATCAGTGTCAAAAAGACAGCTTGAGGCTTCCGTCTCTGCGGGCGGCAATGTTGGTGGTACAGATACATACTACGCGGTCTTCGTGGAATTTGGTACGCACAAGATGCCCGCCCGTCCTTTTCTCTACCCCTCCGGCCGCGCCCACGAGCAGGAGACTGAGGAGCGGCTGACCGCCGTGATGTATGAGGCGTTGCGCAAGGGGGTGGAGGGATGAGTCATCTAACGGCGGCCCAGGCAGTCTACACGGCATTGACCGGAAATACCGCACTTATGGCGAAAATCAAGGGCGTGTATGACGTGGTGCCGGAGGGGACGGCGGGGCCGTACATCGCCCTCGGGTACCAGCAGTCCCTCCGCGGCAGGATCATCGACGAGACGGAACGCACCTGGTACTACGATCTCGATCTATGGAGCAGCTACCAGGGAAGGAAAGAGGTTTTGGAAATCGCCGACCTGGTGCGGGCGGCGCTCCCGCCCGGCTGGTTTTACGAGGAACTGACGGTCCTGAAAGACCCGTCCGGCTGGTATCACGGCGTTTTAACAATCAAGGGATACGACAGATAAGCCCCTCCATGCGAGGGGCCTTTTTTTTGAGGAGGTAATCGAATGAGCGCAACTGCTGCGAAGTACAGCGTTCTGAAATTGACGGTGGACTCGACTCCCACGGCGCTGGGGGAGGTCCGGAGCTATTCGATTGAAACGGCTCTCGGCACCATCGACGCGTCCGTGCTCAGCACAACGTGGAAAAACTATCTTGTGGGGCAGTCAGGCTGGTCCGGGACGCTGGAATGTTTTTATGACCCGACCGACCCGGCACAGGCTGACCTGGTGAGCAAGGCCAGGGCGGGCACGATCTGTACCATCACCGTACAGCCTCTCGGGGCTGGGACGGGAAAGACTCAGCTCTCCGGCACGTGCTACGTGACCAGCATGTCAATCACCGGAGCGACGGAAGACGCGGTAGGAGTCTCTTTCAGCTTCCAGGGCACAGGCGAGCTTGCGCTGAACGCCAACCCCTCTTAAGGCGGTGATGATATGAGCGCGATAGCGGCAAAAAAGGCCATCGTCAGGCTCAATGTCGCCGGGGTGGCGGTGCCTGTTGGGGAGGTGCGGTCATTTTCCATTGAGACCGCCCTCGGCACCATTGACGTTTCGACCCTGGCCAGCTCCTGGAAAAACTATATCGTTGGACAGGCTGGCTGGAGCGGCACTATGGAACTGTTCTACGACCCGACGGACGACGGGCAAGAGGAACTGGTAGCGCGGGCGCTTGAGGGCACTCCCATGGAATTTACGTTCCTGCCCTTCGGCGCGGACGAAATTTACGACCTCTATTTGGGCGGGGCCAGCGGCGGTACGTTCACCCTGGGCGACGGGGCCACGACCATAACTGAGGCGCTCGCATTCGACGCCACTGCTGCCGCCATACAGACGGCACTCCGGACAGTCTACAACGATACCGGAATTCTCGTGGTGGCGAACGGAGCGTATTTTGTCATCTCCTTCCCCTCCGGGGTGGAGGCGAGCCTCACCCTCGGAAGTGCATCCCTCACCGGAGCGACCAATCCGGCGGTGACTCTCCGTGATGAACTGGCGGAGTATGTCGGGACGGGGCATATCACCAACTGGGCTCCGAGCGGCGCAACCGAGGACGCGGTGGGCGTATCAATATCCATCCAGGGCGATGGGGAATTGGAGCTGAATCCGGAATGAGTGTAAAAGACAAAATCGGTGAACTGAAATACGGCTTTAACGCCATGCGGGCGCTCCAGGAGAAAATCCGGAAAACTCCTGCGGACATCCTGATCAATGGATTCGACGGGAGAGACATGGAGCTCGGAGTCTCCATCATCTGGGCCGGCATGCTCTGGAACAACCGCGCCCTGACCGTCGACGAGGTGGGGGATATCCTCGACTCGGAGGAAAAACTCTACGTCAACGCGCTGAGCGAGGCTGTCCCGAAATTCCTCGCATCGTTCAAACGGGTGTTCGGGCTGCCTGACGCGGCCGCGGAGGAAACGGGAAAAAACTGACGGCGGGGGACTGGGAGAAGGCGGCACAGGAGCTTGTGCTGATAGCTCTCGGTCCCCTGCGGCTTTCCCACGAAGATCTGTGGCAGCTTACCTGGGGAGAAGTGGACGATCTTATCTACGCCTGGCGCTACTCGGAATATCTGGAATCGCAGAAACGGGCGCAGCAGGCGGCCTGGATAATGAACGCCTGCGGCCGGCTGAAGCATCCGGTGAGGACAAATGACCTTGCCGGGTACTGGGTTGACGGACGGGTCATGAGCAAAAACGAATACCACGAACACCTGAAAAACAGGGTCAGAGCCAAGAGGGGGGAGAAGAGTGGCGAAAAAGAAAATTAGATACGTGTTCGGCGCTGACGTGACGGAACTCGAGCGCGGTCTGAAGCGGGTGGAGTACAAGCTCGGCAAAATGAGCGCGAACGCCCAGCGGTTCGGCTCGGCCATGACCCGCAACGTCACCGCCCCCCTCGTCGGGCTCGGCGCGCTGGCGGTCCGTGAGGCCGTGAAATTCGAGTCCGCATTTGCCAAGGTGAAAAAATCCGTCGGCGGCACGGAAGCCGAGCTGAAGGCCATGGAAAATGGCATCATTGAGATGTCCAAAACCATGCCGACGGCTGCGGAGGAAATAGCACGTGTGGCGGCGTCCGCAGGACAGCTCGGCATCCAGAGACAAAATATCCTCGGCTTCACGAAGACCATGATTCAGCTCGGTGAGACGAGCAACATGTCCGCTGACGAGGCGGCAGACGCGCTCGCGCGGTTTGCCAACATCACCCAGATGAGTCAGAAGGACTTTGACAGGCTCGGCTCTACTGTGGTCGCCCTGGGTAATTCTCTGGCCACGACTGAAAAAGAGGTCGTGGAGATGGGTCTCCGGCTCGCTGGTGCCGGTAAACAGGTTGGCATGACTGAGGCCCAGATGCTGGCGCTCGGCGGCGCTTTGTCCAGTGTCGGCATTGAGGCCCAGGCAGGCGGCACAGCGTTTTCGAAATTAATGATTGAAATGAAACTCGCCACCGTTAGGGGCGGGGATGCGGTTAAAGATTTTGCCACCGTAGCGGGGATGTCGGTACAGGAATTTTCCACCCTGTTCGAGCAGGACGCGACGGGCGCAATCATAAAATTCATCCAGGGGCTTGCGTCTCTGAAGGGCACCGGCATGACAGCCATTGAGGTTCTCGACAAAATGGGGATCACGGAGATCCGTCTCCGGGATGCCATTCTGAGGGCGACCGGCGCAAGCAACGTTTTCACAAACGCCGTTGAGCTGGGCAGTAAGGCGTGGAGGGAAAACAACGAACTCCAGGAAAAGACGGCCATTTTCTACCAGACCACGGAATCCCGGCTGAAGATCCTCCGGAACCAGATCTCAGCCACCGGGCGGGAAATAGGGAACACCCTCACACCGTCGCTAATGGTGGCGGCGAACCGGGTAGCCGACGTGACGAAGGCCTTCTCCGAACTGTCGCCTGAGATGAAAACGAATATCGTTAACTGGGGGCTCATGGCTGCGGCTATCGGCCCCATGATTCTGATATTTTCCAAAATCACCAGCGGGGCCGCGGGAACCCTCAAGGCCCTGCGCAACCTCGCCATTTTCCTCTCGGCGAACGCGGCCGTTTTCAGCGGTGCGGCTGCGGCCATCGGTGTGCTCGCGGCTGCCGACTGGAGCGCGAAGGGGATAGAAACTCTCTCTGAGCGCCGGGGGCTCGGACTGAACGAGTCCGGGCGGAGTAAAGAGCTTGCCGACCTCCGGGCGGAGCAGGACGCCCTTGCCCGGGCAAAATCGATGGAAGCCTACGATAAGGCGGCCGATTCACGACAGAGCGGAAGCGTGATAAGCGGCACAGGGGAAACTCCTGTAACAGCGGGAACTCAACCTCAAGTAACACCGGAAATACAGGCGATTCTCGACGCCTTCAAAAAGTCCGAAGAGGCGATGAAGAAGGTAAGCTCTCAAGGGAAAGCGACGAAACAGGTCTTCGATGAAATGACCGTTTCTCTTGCCAAGTCTCTTGGCATCTCAAACGAAGAGGCGCAAAAGAGAATCGAATCCTCGAAGAAAATAGGGGAACAGACGGGCAAGGAAATTGAAGCCCTCAAAGAGCGTCAAAACCTCATGGAAGAGACAAGAAACATCGCCCTTGAACTCAATCAGACCTTTGCTTCGGAGGACGCGGCACGATCTCTGGAAGCCCTGCGGATGCAGCTCGACATCGGGAATATCGGATTGGAACAGTACCGGGAAGCCCTCACAAAAATCAGGGAGCAGTTCGCCATGTTCCCCGGAGCGGTCGAGCAGATAGACGCCGCTATGCGGGCACTGGACAACTCCATTCTCGCCAGCACGAGGACGCTGGGTAGTTTTGTTCGCGAGGCTGAAACAGCACTCAGGGAAAAATTAATTGAGGTACCTGACCTAATTTCTAGTGCGTTCGCCGGGGCCATAGCGTATGGTGAAGATCTGGGTGATTCATTGCGGCGTCTGGCGCAGGACATCGCATATGTTGTAATCAAAGCCACCTTGCTGAAATCGATTTTTGGGTTGTTCGGCTTCGCCGACGGTGGCGTGCTCGCGGGCGGGAATATCGTTCCCTTCGCACGGGGCGGTATCGTGGACCGGCCCACCATTTTCCCGATGGCCCACGGGCTGGGGCTTATGGGCGAGGCCGGCCCTGAGGCGGTCATGCCATTGACACGGACAGCAGGGGGCGAGCTTGGCGTTAAGGCAGAGGGTAACGGCGGCGGCGAGACACACATCACCATGAATATCAACGCCGTTGACAGCCGGTCGTTCGTAGAAATGATGCGAACGAACAGGGCGAGCGTTGAAAGCATCGTAGTGGAAAACATCATGAAAAACGGCACGGTTCGTTCCGTGATAAGGGGGCTGGCGTAATGGCAGAGACATTTTCCTATTCGCCACTCTATACGTATCAAAGAGGATTAAATCACAGGGTTTTGGTCACGGAGTTTGAGTCCGGCAAAGAGGAGCGGAAATACTTGGGAGTACGGGCACGAACATGGACGCTGGGATTCAGGGCCGCAGTCGCTACCATCCAGGGAATTGAGGATTTCTACAATGCCCGTGGCGGTAATTACGAGGCGTTCAATTGGACACCGCCGGGAGGAAGCGCTATCTCAGTTCGGTTCGAGGAAGGGAGCCTGTCGGTCAGCTATTACGGCTCTCAGTACGGCGAATGTGAAGTCACGTTGAGGGAGATATTATGAGCAGGGCAGGAGCGGCATATATAGCAGAATCGGCGAATGACGAACTGAAGCCTATCCTGCTGGTGCGTGCGCTGGACATCCCGCAGGTCAATAACCCGTCTGTTAAGGTGTCCCTGTATCTGACCAACGCACAATCGGACATATCCTTTTTTGACGAGAACGACGAGGTCCAGCTGTACACTGCCTGCGCCCTGTCCTATGACCAGGTGAAGGCATCCACGGACAACGAGATCGGCACGGTCA